AAACCGAATCTAAAATTAAGGTTATTATTATTGCGCAAATTTTATCAATACCATTATCAGTACTAATATCTTTTTTGATTTTTCTTTTTAATCTAGAAAAATACTTAATTGAGTCTTTAATTTTTTTAAATTTAATATTATTTTGTTTTAATATAAATTTAGGGTTATATATTACTTGTTTTCTATTTTTTGAATCATATCCGTATGCTATTATTTTTTTCCCATTAGTTATAGTTACATTATCATAGCCTGGTGGTATTTTAAGAGATTTAAAAAAATCTAATTGTATTTCATCCGTTATTTCATTATTTTTTTTAAAATATTTAAATCCTGTTTTATAGGTACCAATTCTTTGTACTTTCATTCTAATTATTATTAATATCTTTTAAACGCTGATATAAAATGATATAAACAAAAGAATATATAAATATCCATAAAGTAAATACGATATATAATGCCCGCAGCTACAAAAAAAGCTCCTGTTCCTGCAGCAAAAAAACCTGTTGCTACAAAAGTACCTGTAATTAAAGCCACAGATGCAGTAAAACCAGCTCCTGTTAAAAAAGTTGAAGAACCTGTAAAACCGGATACCACACAACAAGCAGCTCCACAAGAAAATGTTATTCTTAGCGTTATTGAAAAAGTTAACGCCTTTGTAGCTATGGGCAAAGAACTTCAAGGACAACTTAAAGTTCTAAGCAAAGAATGGGATAAACAGCAAAAAATCATTGACAAGGTACAAAAGAAACGTCAAAATGCCAAAAACTCTCCATCCGGTTTCGCTAAGCCTAATAAGATCTCAGATGAACTCTGTGATTTTATTGGTGAACCACGTGGTACCGAAAAATCTCGCACTGATATCACACGCTTTATCAATGCCTATATCAAAGAACATAACCTTAACAAACCAGAAAACAAACGCTTCATCCTTCCCGATGAAAAGCTACGCAAAATCCTAAATGTTGATGCCAAAGAAGAAATTAACTACTTTATCCTTCAAAAACTTATCTCTCATCACTTTCCTCCATCTGCAAGCAAACTTGCTGCTGCGGCTGCTAAATAAATAATTAAAAATTGATATAAGATTATTTTTATATAATACATTACTTTTAATAATGTCTTACACTACAACTACCAATGGAGCTGTTTCTCTCAAAACAACAGGAAGCAATATCGTTGATTATTTTATGATGTTTGTCCGTAATTTGGATAAAAAAGTGAGCTACGAATATCTTGAAAAGTGTTGGAAAGAAGACCCAAAGAAAACGGTTGCAATCATTTTCAATGGGCGCGATAGAGTAAATGGAAAAAAAGAAAAGAAGGTTGCTAATCAAGCAATGATGTGGTTGCGAACATATAAGTTTGCCACATATTGTGATAATCTAATGAATTACATTGATAAATATGGTTGCTGGAAAGATTTACTTTATATTACTTATAATCATAATTCCAGTACTATAAATAAAAATTATGAAATGAAGTTGTTTTCAAACAAACTATTAAATGATAAGCTTTTGCTTGAAGATGATAAAAGTGTTTCGCTATGTGCCAAATGGGCTCCTAGTGAAAATGATAGAAATGATAAGCGAAAGCATATGGCTAAACGTGTTGCAACAGAAATTTATGGATTGGATGATAATAAGCGAATGGAAAAATATCGCAAGGAAATCATTGTTCCGCTTAGAAAAAAAATTAATATTGTCGAGACTCTAATGTGTAGTGGAAAATGGGGTGATATTAATTATCAAGCAGTACCTGGTGTAGCATCAAAAAAATTACTTAATGCCTTTATGAAACACGATGAAGAAAGATATCTTAAATATCTTGCTGATGTTAGAAGTGGTAAAGCAGAAATCAAAGTAACTGGTATCTTGCCTCACGAATTGTCCAAATATTATATTGATACACGTCATAATGATGATTATGGACCAAATGAAACTATTGAGTTGCAGTGGAAAACCATTCTAGAAAATGTAAAAAAATCTGGTAACTTTGATAATTCATTGGCAATAGTAGATTTATCTGGTTCAATGTTTGGAGCAAGAAATGGCAGTATTCCCGCACAAGTAGCTGTTTCTCTTGGTATTCTTACATCACAATGTTGCAATGGTTTGTTTAAAAATAAGTTTATCACATTTAGTGAAGAACCCGAGCTGGTAACATTGGAATATAATGAACCTAGTTTGTTTGAATCACTTAACTCTATGATGAATGTAAGATATGGTTTTAGCACAGATTTTGTTAAATGCTGTGAAGCTATTATCAGCTATGGTATTAAACATAATATTCCAGATAACGAAATGCCAAAGAAACTCTTTGTATTCACTGATATGCAATTTAATGATGCAACAGATGGTGAAGATGAATTGGAAACAATTTATCAGAATATTATTAGAAAATATAAAAAGAGTGGTTATACAGCACCTAAGTTTGTATTCTGGAATCTCAATTCAGATAATCAAGGAACATTCCCTGTTAACTGCGATACAGAGGGTACTGCAATGGTTTCCGGATTTTCAGAACAACTCTTGAAAATCTTTATGAATTATGATGAGTTTAAGCCTAAATTTATTGTAGACGAAATACTCAATCCTTATTTAGATAGCATTATTATTTCTAATGATTAATTAGAGTATAAATGGTCGGAAAGCAAGATGATAGCATTAATAATTTTTTAATTTTACTTGAATATTGTAATTCATGTGTTAAAAAAACTAAAAAAAAGATATCAACTAATAAGGCATCTGCGACAAAAAAACCAGCAAAAAAGAAGCCCACAAAGAAACAATAATTACTCTTTAATTTTTCTTTTGTTTCCAGATGACAATGGAATATAAATATTATATAGATACTTATATTTTTCTGGAATATCACAATAATATGTATCGCTAAAATTATCCATTAAAATATCTCCAGCTTTTTGAAAAAGCATAGCTCTTTCTATATCGTTCATTTATAATACGACTTCATATAATAATATTCTTATATCAATTTTTATTTAATAATTTGAGTACATAATTTTATTATAATCTTATTTTCATAAACTTTGTGAAATTTATATATTTTTATAAATTATGTACTCATTTTTAAATTTTAATTACTTTATTCGTTAAATTTACTATATTGCTAGTAGCCTTCTCTTTATAATCAACAACATAATCAAATGTACATTCGTGATCTGTATAAAATAAATGTTTGCTACAATAATGGTTACCACATTTGCATTTATTAGTTAATCCTTCCAAAGTATTCAATTTCTTATTACAACTATAACACCTCATTTTTAACTTAATAAATATCAAGGATATTATTCATTTTTTATATAAAAAATGATAATATATGTTAATATACTTTTATTAACATTATGAACAACGTGTTTATTGAAGATTTCAATGGTAACATCATGCGTTATCTAAATAATGATTTTGGAACCTTAAAAAAACTCTCTGAATCATCTAAACTATGTAATAGTTTAGTTAAAAAAAAAACTAATTTCAATATGCTACTTGAAGACAAAATTAATAATTACAATTGTGATATGGTTGAATCGTATTTGATTAAGAGTTTGAAGCCAGATATTTTAGGATATAAAGATGATAAAATGAGCCATTATGAAGCTCGACTTAGCTATTATATTAAAAAACTTAATAATAAATGTATTGATATCTTATATAATAAGATAGATTATTGCTATAATGAAAGAAACATTGGATTAAATAACTATATACAAGAAATATCATATTTGTTATCTAAAAAATTATTTGATATTATGGTACTTATTGAAAATAATGTTATTATAACTGATGATAATATACTTGAATGGTTTAATATTATACATGTATAAAAATAATATAGATTTATTAAATAAATTATTTTTTTAATTGGAATAAGCGAGACCACCCATACCAGATAATATACGGAGAACGTTGTAGTTGACCGCATATACGTGGATAGTACCAGCTACACGAGAAGATAACGATAATACCGCGGTATCAATGCGAGACATATTAAGAGTGCCACTTGGTTGATGCTCTTCGGGTTTAAGAGCGAAAGAATATACATTGATACCTTTGTGGTTTTCATCAGGAGTATTTTCGTGATGTTGGTAAGGTTGAACAAGGGAGAAATAATCACCTTTGCGAGTAGCGAAACGATCATTGCCGTTAAGCATAATTTTCGCTTGCCATGTAGGATTTTTAGAGGTACTGTAATTATTTGCAGTTTTAGTATCAATATCTTCACTTTCAGCAGTTGAAAAGTTGTTCCAGAATGGGTATTGTTCTTTTGATTCATTATTGTCAGATTTAACAGCCCAAATAAGTTCTTTGCATGGATGGTTGAAGTTAAGTCTAACTGGTTTCATGCTATCAGCAGAAGCAGATTGAGACATGGTATCGGTGCCAGTGAATTGTAATTGTTCAATTAAATATTCATGGGATAATTGAGCAAAGCGTCTGCGTTCATCGGTATCAAGGAAAACATAGTCAACCCATAAATTAGCATCATGTAATGAAACACTAGAACCGGTTGCGAATTTAGTAGTACCAGTAGCAGTAGGGGTAGCCGTAGCTAATTCTAAGCCAAAATTTACTCCATAATTATCAGCACGTTTATTACCATTAGTGCACCCACCTTCGCCCGCACCTTCGCCAGCAGTTGCAGCATCTTCATCTTCACATAAGTTAGCATCATTAGTATCTACTAAGTTAGCAGCAGATTCGTATTCAATGTTGATTTTAACTTCGTGATATTGAAGGGCGATTAATGGAAGAGCTAAACCTACATTGCGGCAGAACCAGAATTCAAGAGGAACATATAATTCGTATTCAGATTGTGCTGCTAATTTGGTACATAAATTAGCGTTGTTAGCACCAACCATAGTATTGTAACCAGAGCGTTTGCCAGAAGGTAATGATAATTCATTCCAGATGTATAGCCATTCAGAATAATGTTTATCAATACGTTGTCCACCAATTTCTAATTCAACAGTTTTTAATAATTTTTGACCAAAGTTTGGTACAAGGGCTACATTGTTAGTAGCGCCAGCAGTATTATAATTCTTGATTTTACCATTGAAATATACACGGTGGATTAAATCACCATTGCGAGTTATTTGGAAACTGGCACGAGAACCTAAGGAATTGCTTCCAGTTGGAGTTTGTTGGATAGCTTCAATAGCGAAGTTAGTATGACGACGATATACAACTTTGAAAAAGGTAATTTGAGGATTACCGGTTAAATAAACATCCTGAGCACCATAAGCTACTAGTTGAAGAAGACCACCACCCATTTACGCTATATTCTTTATACTATTAGTGGAGAAAAAAAAAGAAGATATTATTATACACAAACTATTATTATTATAATATGAAAAAAATAATGTAGAAAAATTTAATTGGAATAAGCGAGACCACCCATACCAGATAATATGCGAAGAACGTTGTAATTGACAGCATATACATGTAATGATGAAGTTTCGTTTGTTCGTAAGCTTAAGTTTAAGTTTAGTACTGCGGTGTCAATACGGGACATATTGAGAGTGCCACTTGGTTGATGTTCTTCTGGTTTAAGAGCAAATGAATAAACATTTAAACCAGCATTATCTGGAACATTTTCGTGATGTTGATAAGGTTGTACTAAATTGAAATAAGAACCAGGACGTTCTGAGAAACGATCATTTCCGTTTAATACTAGTTTGGCAGATACAATTGGATTGATGGAATTTACTGCACTTCTTTCACTAACTTTTGTTAAAACATCTGATAATGCACCAGGTGTTAATGTGTAATTAAACCAATTAACGTTATTAATAGTAGTATTGGCGCCTTGTGCTTCAACAAACCAGTATAATTCCTTGCAAGGATGATTGAAGGATAATTTTGGTTTAGCTTGTGCACCAGATACAGATTCAGTACCGGTGAATTGTAATTGTTCAATTAAATATTCATGGGATAATTGGGCAAAACGTCTGCGTTCATCAGTATCAAGGAAGATGTAATCTACCCATAATGAAGTAGCACCAAGATCACCAAGAGCATTATCAGTACCTCTGCATTTATCAGCAGTTTGGAATAAGATGTTTACTTTGACTTCGTGATATTGAAGAGCAATTAATGGAAGAGCTAAACCTACATTGCGGCAGAACCAGAATTCAAGTGGTACGTATAATTGATCATTAGAAGTAGAACTTAATACACCACCATCACCACCTACCATTTTCTTGTAGCCATCACGTTTGGATATAGGTAATGATAATTCATTCCATACATACATCCAGTGGGAATATTGTTTGTCAATCTTTTGACCACCAATTTCAAGTTCTACATAGTCAACGAGACGTAAACCGAAATAAGGACATACTTCTCTGGTTTCAGCAGACATATCAACTGCTAAATACATGCGGTGGATTAAATCACCATTGCGAGAGATTTGGCAAGTTACACGGTTGCCATATCCTGGATTTCCGTTGAAAGTTTGTTGGATAGCTTCAATAGCGAAGTTAGTATGACGACGATATACAACTTTGAAAAAGGTAATTTGAGGATTACCAGTTAAATAAACATCCTGAGCACCATAAGCTACTAGTTGAAGAAGACCACCACCCATTTACGCTATATTCTTTATACTATTAGTGGAGAAAAAAAAAAGTCTAATATTACACAAAACATATACATTATTATTGTTATAATATATTGAAAAATAAAACATATAATTGAATAATTTAGTTGGAATAGGCAAGACCACCCATACCAGATAATATGCGGAGAACGTTGTAATTTACAGCATATATATTGATGCCATTGTAAGTTATGTTTGCTTCCGTGTTTCCTCTTGTTTCATTTTTTTGCAATTTATCAACAGTAGTAACCATGAGAGTGGCTGTGTCAATACGAGACATATTGAGAGTGCCACTTGGTTGATGGTCTTCAGGTTTAAGAGCAAAGGAATATACGTTGATACCAGGGTTGGCAGATACGTTAGTGTGATGTTGATAAGGTTGTACTAAATTGAAATAGGATCCCTTGCGTACTGCGAAACGATCATTGCCATTTAATTGTAAGATGGCATCAACAAATGGATTCTTAGCTTTTTCATTTGGCACAACAGCATTACCATCTTGTGCATCTATATCAGAATAATCATACCATCTGGCATTACGTGCTGTTGTACCTTTGGCTTTGGCGACCCATACTAATTCTTTGCATGGGTGGTTGAAGTTGAGTTTAACACGAGTGCTGCCAGTGCCAAGAGTTTCAGTACCGGTGAATTGTAATTGCTCGATTAAATATTCATGGGATAATTGAGCAAAACGTCGGCGTTCATCGGTATCAAGGAAGATGTAATCTACCCATAAAGACATATCTTTAAGATCAGGGAAATTGGTAGCAGTAGTACCAGTGGTGGCGCCCAAATTTGTTACAATACAATTAGATTTTTGTTCAAATTCAATTTTAACTTTGACTTCATGGTATTGAAGGGCGATTAATGGAAGAGCTAAGCCTACATTGCGGCAGAACCAGAATTCAAGTGGTACATATAAAGTAGTAGTTGTTGCAGCATTCGTAGAACCTGTTGTGTCATTGGAGTCAGCACCTACCATCTTGTCATACGCATAGCGTTTGCCAGTTGGTAAAGATAATTCGTTCCAGATGTACATCCAGTCGGAATAGTGTTTATCAATTTGTTGACCACCAATTTCAATTACAACAGATTTTAATAAACGAAGACCTAAGTAGTTAACATATGTATCAGTACCGGCTGTCGCAGAAGGCACATCTACTT